AACTCTTGCAGTTGCATAGACTCAATCTTAGCTTTAGCAACTTCAGGAGCTTCAATAAGATCCTCAATATCAGGGATAGTGGGGCGGAACACTTCAAGCAACCGTCGTAGGATTGTATCTTGACGTATATAAGGAAGCCAAGCCTGACCATTCTGACCCAGAATATTGAGGAATTGAATCATATTCTGGAGCATCTCAGCCTTTTCCATTTGGCTACTAATGCCATCAACCTTGATCTTGTAATCGCCACGAACCATCTCGAACAGTTCTTCTTTAGCCAATGTGGCTAGAGAGCGAGCACCCAAGCCTAGGATTGATGGTACACGTTCATCAGTAGATGTGTCAAGGAACTGCATCGTTATATCCATACACATCTCAACAAGCGGGCGTAGCGCTTGATTCTCAATATCGGCGGCCATGCTACCAAAGAATCCCTCTTGTGCACCCGCAACCAACTTACTTTCGGCTGCACTCTGAGCACCTCTAAAACGAGGCATACCCTCAGCAATCTCACTAATCAGCGAACCTTCTTGATGTGCACGATCCAACATACCCTGAATCTGGATGCTGCCACCACTAATATCATTGAATTGAATTGGTTGAATGCCTTGAGCACCCCCAATATCAATCATACTCCGCTTAAAGTACTTGCCGGGTGTAAGCCCAGTTTCAAAGTCAGCAGGATTCTCAAATAACTCAGGTACAACCTCAAACACAGGCAGCAATCTAAAGAGCAGTGTGTCCATACTCAAGTTGGTAAGTTGGTTAATACCCTTATCAACTTCACGAACCATTTCAATCAGACCCATACCATCTGTACGGAAAGGAAGTGCCAGCGGGCTAAAGGCAATATAAGGAGGAGTGTTGTGCCAGAAGGGGTTAGTATCCATATGCAGCAATTGTCCGCCCGCAACAATTACATGAGCACTTTCAAAAAGAACTTCATTACCTTTAAAGACCGGACCATAATACTCATACAAAAGAACTTCATCAAGATTAGGATCACTTGTGGCGGCATGAGTCTTAGGTAACTCATCATGACGAGTAACCTTCATCTTCTCAGACTCTTGTCCCTGGATACTGGAGCCTAGACCTTCGAGAGTCCCGGTTGTAGCCTTGTTCAGGCCGCCTGCTTCTTTAATCTTTAGCAGTTCCCACTTAGTAATGCGAACTTCTTCAATTGTACCCTTCCAATCGTTAAGCTTCGAGCCACGCAGCCAATAGAAATTGTAGGGATCGACAGCTTTTATCTTGAGATTGCCCTCGTTGATGGTTTGTTTAACAATGCGTTTTTCAACTTGACCGTTTGGGAGTGGGGATTGTTCGCTTACATACTTCGTGCGGGGTTCGATAGCCCACCAAACTTTCCACACTCCCAAGCCCGTAATGAATCCACTCTCCAATCCCTGACTGAAGTGCTCCTGATAGTTCGCATTCTCCATCATTACTTCTAGGATTTGTGTTAACTGACCTCCGCGATGCTGAGTTACGAGGTCGTCTGGGTTTGTTGCGCTTAACATCCATGGGCGTTTACTCACTGAAAGCAGTCGTTTAATTGTAGAAGTAGCTTTCTTAACACTATTAAAGGCTTTAGGCATGACAATTTTGGATTGCCACTCCTCTTTATTAGTGAAATCGTACTTGCCACGATAGAGTTCCCAACACTCATTCCATATATTGACCTTCTGACGACGCTCTTCACGCGCACGTAAACGAGCACTAGTTACAAAGGCAACGACATTTGCCGACTCTTCATCATCGGAAACCTGCTTATTAAGGGCATCGAGGGTATTTTCACTCTCACCCAGGGGGGCGGTAGCTATATCAGGTTGGGGAAGCGTATTCGCAGGAATCTCTAAGGACATATAATCATTATACACTATCTAGGAGTTGTGTGCTTTTAGGAATACCAGTCTACCATTTTAAAACTTTCCCCTTTATATCCGGTGGTATCGGTGAGACGAGCACGACTATTCATAAAATACTTACAGTCATCCAACGCATGATTGTCCTTATCGGCCATAACTTCCCGATAATTCTTAGTCACAAGCAACTTACTGCTCTGAGTAGCATAAACTGCACGTTTAAGCTCTCGAATAATGTTTGGGCAACAGTTAAAGATCTGGAACATTGGGTCTTCTTTGTCAGCCCACAGCTCTCGCATCTTAGCAATCCATGCAGCTTCATTAGTATTGCCTGGCAAAAGCCTGCGCAATCCGTTTCTAAAGAAGATCTCGGCCATACTTGCGGGCATTCCTAAATTATCGCGAGTATTCTTACTAAATACTGATGGATCAGCAGCTATATACTGTACATTCTTATAGTAGGGAAATGTTTGAATCTCTTGTACAAACTCCTTTGGATCTTTGCAGGGTTTGTAAAGTTCCCATACACAGTAGATTACACGGTCCCAGATAGTATAAAAGTGTACTGACGAGGGGTTCCGGGCTCCATAGTCCAAACCACCCCAATAGGTTTGGTTGGGTCCAAAATCAGGATAGGGTTCACGTACCACAATTTTGGATTCTTGCTCTGTGAAGTCGGGAAAGATGGGCTCCCCGTAAACGGATGTGTAGTTGATTTCATATTCCCTCTCAAAATCTGCGGTCCTCATTCCTGCCTTAGCGGCTTTATACCACTCAGGCGAACGCTTACTGGGATCGGCGGTGTAGTGTAGACGCATCACGCAGAATTGATTGTTACCATTCCGTCTTACTTCTACACCATGCTGCTCGTATAATATTTTAGCTCCCATAATTATCCTAATGTCTGTACAATATATTTACCCTGTGCTTTACCTGCACCAGCTTTAACCTTATCCAAGGTAGGAAGCATATCAAATATAGGTAAGTGTTTTGCTTTTGGCCACGCTATAATATTGAATGAAGCTACTCCAGGCCACGGACTTTCTGTACAACCTTTATGGTTAGTAGGTTCATACATCATAGAGATAAACCAACGCATCTCGTATCCTGTATCTTTAACAACTTCTATAGATTCATCAACAGTACTTTCATGTATAGCCTCAAAGAAGATATACGGTTCATCTTTCTCTATAGTTTTGTGCATACCTCGAATTGCATTAGCTTCACCTCCCTCTATATCAAGTTTGACTAAACCAATCGGATCTCTATATTTCTTAACAATACTATCTATAGAACGTCCTTCTATATGCCCTTCCTTGTGTTTAGTTAGTTGAACCCCACCAAGATCCTTTTTAAAATTGTGTTCGGTACCATCCGTACATAAACGACAAGCTTTATCTGTTGCAGCTAAACGAAGTATGTTGATATTTTTACGATTACACAACGCAACGTTAGCTTTTAGTAGGTCATTAGTAAATGGTATTGGCTCAAAAGCTAACACTTGCTTGTTTAGATAGGAGAGAGGTATTGTAAGAGCACCTATATTAGCACCTACATCTAGAGCTATTTTACGTGGATCGCTTAAAATCCCGAGAAATGTGAACTCCATAGGTGAGTATTCGCCCATTAACTCTAGGCTTTTACCCACGTAGGGACATTTATAAGGGGCAATCATAGGTCCCCAACGAGTTTCTGTGTAAATAAGTGGTCTGGTACTTGACATTTGACCTTTCATGTGCTATACTATATATAGAGCCTGGGTATAGACCCTCAGCTTAACCTTTCATTCATGGCCGGACAGGGGTTAGGTTGGGGGTTTTCCTTTTGTCAGTATCCTATTGACAATATCCTTTGTGTGAGGTCCTCGTTCCACTGTGTAAATTGTGTGAATATGGGGCAAGCGGCTCTTCTTTCCTTGATATTCGCTACCCAACACTCGAAAATCTGGCTGTAAGTGTTCGATGGCTTCTAAGAACTCACGATCATCGTTGATCTCTACGATTACATCGCAACCGCTATAGTAGAGAGCTGCTGCCCGTTCGCCCCAACTCATGATTGGACGGGTACCTCCTTTGGTTCGTCTAACCTTTTCGTCGGAGTCGATAAGGGCGACCAAGGTTCCTGAGCGCCATCGAGCTTCATTGACGAGTCGAAGATGAGAAGCATGGAGAAGATCGAAGGCTCCGTTAATAAAGCCGCAAGGGCGCGTGATAACATCGCAAAGCTCCTTTAAGTCGTTGATTCTATATATAGAGTCCATCACGTCCGTCTTTTGTTTGGCTGTAAACCAGTAGGCAGGGACTCGTCTCTCAAAAAATTTACTCTTCACGGGGCGTTACATCCTCTACACTTACATACCAAATACGGCTAGTTGGTATAAACTTTCTTTCTATGTATATAGCCTTATCTTTAAATATAGCTACAGCATAATCGTTTGCTATATTCCGCGCTATACTATCGTAGGCCTGCTTATCTGACAATCCACAATCTTTTAAACTATTAAAATCTATTTTAATATCATCATCATTCCAATCAATGCCTATACGCTCTTCACGAATATATTCTTTGTTTCCACTAGCAGTATTAGCTGCATAGTTAATTACAATATCTACATCATAATATATAAATTTACTCTTCATAATGCTCCATAATATGACAGTTCTTACACAGTAGAACTATCTCAAACCTTTCTAGTAGTTTAAAAATAACTCGTACTCTTTTAATCCTCATACTCACTGAGCGTATCTTGAGTCAACATCTGGAACCACGAAGCGTTGGCGCTGGAAATGGCTGTGTAACGACCGCCGTTCTGGATGGTGGGCTTTGCCGCAGCAAATGCGTCCCCCGCTTTCGGCATAAAGGCCGCTTCGTCTTGAAACAGACCCCGAGGATGGAACTGTCTCACCGTGTCGGGGTCCTGCGGAAAACCCATAATCATACTACCCAACTCAGGAACTTCGAGTATTCCACCCTTCATGTCACCTTTAACCTTAATTGCCTTGAATATCTTAAGGAACTTGGGTTGTGCTCGATAGATA